GGTTATCGAAAGTGCCCGAGCCGGTACCTGCAATTAAATCGCCTTTAGCCGTTATCTCGGTAGCCATTGAGTTAGTAATAGTTACGTTACCGCTACTGCCGCCACCGCTAATACCAGTACCAGCCGTTACGCCGGTTATGTCTCCGGGGTTAGCGCCATTCCAAATTGATACGCCGGTACTAGTAAAATACAAAATGCCGCTATCGTATTGGCTAAGAGCTAATGAGCCGCCACTAGAAACCGTAGCGGTGCCGGCGGTGATCGTGCAGACACCGGCGCCAATGTTCGTAATTGTTAGCGTATCCCCGGCAGTAAATAACGCGGTGTTTACCGTAATGGTCGTCGCGCTTGCATTCGACATTGTGATGCGCGTACCGGCATCGGTGGCAACCAATACGTAACTAGCTACCTTGGCGCTAACGGTTTGGTTATAGTCGTTAGCCTGTAACGTAGTCATTTGGGCGGCCGTAAGTACCTGCCCGGTCGTGAACGATTGTTTACTCATTATTCCCCCTAGTAACTTAGTACGTTTGTATCGGTGTCTAAAGTGCCGTAAATACTGTTATCTAACAAAAACCCATCCAACATAGGTTCAAGCGTGGTAAAGGTGACTCTAAATTTTTGTGGGCCAATGTCATAGGCAACGCCGAACACCTGCAAGGTTTTAGTTAGCGTCGATGCCCCGGGTTGTGTCGTTGTAATTGTGACGTTATCGAAAAAATCTAATTCCATGGCCGCGATGATCCCGTCGTTATAGTTGGGATAATAAAGGTCAAGTACGAGATAATCGCACCGCACCGTAGTATTTTGGCGGCTAGCTACTAGAGCTTGCGCGTAGTTAAGGGCGTCGGCGTCGGTCGTCATCAGTAAATTTTGGGCGTTATAGGATTGTAAAAAATAAGTAGCGATAGATGCGGCATTACTAGCAGTTTGAACCGCCCCGCCAACGATGGATATATTTGCCTCGTTAAATACTAATTGCGCGTTTAACGTCCAAACGGCATTGTAATACGGTATATCCGTACCGTTATCGTTAAATACTACGGGCGTACTACCGATGGATGATATGGTCACGTCTCTATCTTGAAACGTAAAGCTACCGTTAGCGGCCGCGTAGAAACTGCCAAACTCGCTAGCCGTTGCAAGCTGACACGCGGCTAATGCGGTTCGCACGGCGCCCGAATCGGCGCTAAGAGTTTGTAGGCCCGCATCGATGTCGCGCATGGAATTTGGCCAGGCTATATCGTCTAAAATTGCGTTGATCCGTGCGCCGCTTAACTGCACCCCGGCACCGGCGACGGTTGAGATTTGCGCGGTGTTAAGTATGCTCATGCCATCGATTGCCGTTATTGTCGTATAAACGACTTCCCCTACATTCTTAGGCGTGGTCGTTGAATACGAATAGATAAACCCACTATAAATATCATACGTGGTCGAAATTAAAGTAACCGTGTCGGTGTAGGTCGCCGTAACCTGCACTTTTCGCATCACGTCTAAATTGCCATAAAAAGGGCCCAAACTGTTAAGCGGGTTGAAATTGCCTAATTGGTCAACAATTCTTAACGTGCATGTTCCCGCTTGAAAAACATCGCTATTAGGATTGCGTCCACGTTGGATTTGTAGCGAATCGACGACATCGCTAACGTCAACGATGATAGCTACGGCATCGCCGAGCACGTTCGTATCTAATTCGCCCGTATCTAAAATCATGGTTTGAGCCGTACTAGGGCCCGAGCTTAGGTTAAGGATTACGTTTACTACTGGCACCGTCATTAGATAGCACCCGCGACGCTTAGATCGTAGCCATTACGGTTCATATTTTGGATGGCGGTTTGCAGTATTAAATTTAATTCATCTTGGTTAGCTATAACCCCGGCGTTTATAGTTATGTCATAGTTACGATCGGCATTTTGACTTGGGTTATACGTGACTCCGGGAATCATCGTTGGCGATAAATTTGGCGGTGGCCCTAAAACCGGCGGGTTTTTTAAATCATAGTTACGGTCTTTGTTTTGTCCTGGGTTGTAATCCACCCCCGGGATGAGCTTGGGCACTACCGTAGGATTACCGCCTACGCTTGGCACCGCCCCTAGCGCGGCCGCCCTAGCTTTTAATAGCAAGGCTATGTAGTCGTTTAGCGCATCCATTTTAGCTTTGTCGGCTTTTTCTTGCGCGGTTCGTACTATCTCTATGGTATTTAATTCAATCGACCTAATAATTTTATTTAACGTATCTAACGCCGCACCGTACCCACTAAGCGCCGCTAGCTTGGCAATAGCCGCTAATTGATCTTGGGTTTTCTGCTCGTATGTAATCATCGCCGCAAGGCCACCGGACTTATTAAGGGCATCGTTATACTTACTAAACGCGGCTTGGCGCGCGGCCTCTTTACTCGCTTCGGCCATCTCACTAGCGTTAATGTTATTTAACTCGGTTATTAAAACCGTATTGAGCCCGGCTAGGCTTGCGTTAGTAATAGTAGTAATGCCCGCTAGCTGATTGGCGTAATTAGTCTTACGCACGGCGTCTAGGCGTCTTTCATACTCTAAAGCTAACTCGCCGTTATCGTTGGCGATAGCTTGCATAGCCAGTAGCCGTAGCGTCGTTTCGGTGTCGTATGTTGCTTTTAAAGCCGCCGCGATGCTAATTCGGTTCATGTCAAAATAGGCCGATGCCTCGTTTAATTTATCGGCGTTTAGCTTTGCCTTAGCGGCGGCGGCGGCGGCCGCCTTGCGTTCATTCTCTAGTTTCTTTTCTAGCGCCGCTTTAGCCTTGGCGGTTTTAGCCGCTAGTGCGGCCTCTTTACGTGCGCGATCCTCGGCGGCTTTATCGGTTAGTGAAGTATCCAGTTTGGGCGCTTTCATGGATGGATGGCCCATGTTCAAATCTAGCTCGCCTTGGAAATACCTTTGTACCAAACTGCTAATGGATTGCCCGCCGCTTAACGAGCCTATTAGTAGTGCCGTTGCCGCCGCGAAAGCGTCTATTTGTTTTGTTGCCTTATCAATATCACCACCACCGGCGAGGCGTTTAAAAGCATCTAATAAAGCGCCGCCGATAGTTTCGCTAGCGTTACCCGTAGCGATATTCAGCTTATCCATTTGTCCGGCGTACCCGGCTACGGCAGTAGCACCGGCGCCCGCAAATTGCTTATTTAATAAAGCTAGTAAGTCCTCAAAAGAAAGGGCCGCTAACTCGGCGTTAGTTAATCCAGTATTGAGTTGCTTTAAACCTTTTAGATTGCCTACGTAGGCTTGCGATAAAATGTCTATCGTTTGTGCATAGCCAAGGCCCGCGCCCGATGCAATATCAAACGCCGAGGCCATTATCTTTTCGGTCGAGGCTATTGAACCGGTGACGCGTAAAAGTTGGGAATAACTTGGCCTCAAAACATCATCGATAATCGCGCTTTGACTTTCTAAATTCTTGATAAAATCCTCGCTACTAGCATTGGCATATAACATGCCAAGATTTTTTAACTGGGCGCTAAGTAGCATTTGCGCGCGCTGGTCGGCGGCGGCGGCAACGGCGGCCGCTTTCGCATAGGCCACTACTTGTTTAGTAGCGTATGCAATACCTAAAGCCGCGCCAAGGTTTCGAGCAGATTTAGCCATTTTAACGATAGCGGTATCGGCTTTTTTAAATCCTTTGTTATCGAACTCGGCCCCAAGGGCGATAATTAACTTAGGTAGGCTCATGCGGCTAGTCCGTAGGTGCCACGGTTGAACCCATTTATGGTTTTCTCAATAGCTTTTATAGCGGCATCTTGCGCCTTGCCTTGATCCTCTACCCACACCCTAAAGATTGCTCGGCCTCTTTCGGCTTGCTTATCTCCATATAGCGGGCCCATACGTTTAATAAATTGGCTACTGGCCTCGGGGTTATTAGAACGCCCACCGGCGTTACCTGCCGACCCGGCTTTACGCCCGGCGGTTTCAAATATGGCGCCGCTAGCCGTTGCGTTAGCTATCCAGTAAAGGGCGCGGTAGCCGTTTCTATTTCTTTTACTTGGCGCTTGGCTATAAAATATACCCTTGCTAGCTTCTTGCGCGTCGTATAACGGAAAGAGACGCGGCCTATTGCTATCACTTGCATTTCTAAACGTCGAGGTTTTAGCCGTAATTTTCGTACCTTCGGCTTTCATCGACCAGTTATACATGTTCCCCGGTGGGTCGCCGGCGGCCACGACATAGCCCCGCGCCTTATTTCGCATAGGTACCATAACGTCGCGTATCTCTTTATTCATCGACTTTAACGATTCCGGCTCAAATTTGCGCAAGAGTTTTACCGTCTCCCTAACGCCTTTGAGCTCTACGGGCATTTTCTGCATCCTTCGCGTCGTCGTTTAAAACTTGGATTAAATTATTAAATAATGCACGATCTAGCTCTAACAAATGGTGGGGCGAAATTCCTGTACGGATAGCTAGTTGGGCGACCAAATAGCCAAATGAACCGCGCCCCACTACTCGAAAGGAATATCGCCTAACACCTCGACTTTAGCCAACGTATCTAAAAATTCACCGCCAAAAGGTTTTACAACTTCCCCACTACTTTTAATACAGGCCCAAGCTAACCAATAAACATCGCTTTGTTTATTGTCGTCCACTATCGTTTTGTAAAACGATTTGTTTACGTGTAGCTCGAACTCCCATTCGATTTTTGGCGTGATGTCGTACTCGGCTACTTCACCGCTAGACCTCGTTACTTTTAACCTTGGCATTTCTTAGCCCCTTTGTTTTTGTTTATGAGTTAGCGACGACGATTACGCTTTGGCACGTAAAGGTAATGGACTGCGTTGACATGTCACCGGTTGCACCGTTGATAGGTGTTAGGTTATTTATTAAAATTGTGGTGGTATAACTTGGGTTCGTAGCCGATGTTGCGCTAGATAATTGCTTCATAACTAAAGAAACGGTTGTACCAAACTTTGAATTTAGAGAAACTAACGAGGCGCTTGCGGCGCTATCATTTAGGAAATCTAAAGTGACGGTCGAACTTTCTAAACCTTTAGCAAATTTCAAACTGGTATCGCCCATAGCGTTTACGTTTAATTCCTCAAACTGTCGGTTAATCGTTGCGCTTTGTACGAAATCGCTGAGATCGACGGAATCAATAGTTACGCTAACGTCATTGGATAAATAAATGGCCATCGGTTATTCCTCGGTTTTCTTGGTCGGTGTTTCTGTTGGTTGCGATTCTGTATCTTTCGGGTTTGGTATCTGGCCAATTTTTATTAAGAATTTGGTTTCCTCGGGTGTAAGTGGCATGGTTTAACTCCAACTCGTTAGGACGGATATAGTGATTTCGGATAATAAAAGGTCGCCCGATGCCGCGTTCAAAATGGATGGGGCGCTTACCGATGAAATGTTAAATATGATGGATGATGCAACAAGCTTGGCAATTACTCCCACGATGGCCGACTCGATACCGTTAAGGTTGCCTTTATTATCGAACATAGGCACCGTGAGCATGAGGCGAAAATTAGCCAAGGGTGCTACGGATAACTGCATGTTATTGCTCGGCGTAATGTAAGGCTCGGCCGGGGAAACAATAAGGCTATTTGCCAAAATGGTAGCCGGTGGAAAATCAAACGTTTGGTATAACGTGTTTTCGGTTAATGCGGCCGCTATGGTTGCGCGTAGGGTTGTAATCGCCGGCGTTGGCATCTTTAGCCGACCATTGAATTAGGGCTCATGTATGGCGCGATAAGGCCACGTATCTTACCGATCATGCTATTTCCCATGCGATAGGGCGAGCTCGTAAAACCGTCGGGGCTCATGCCGCCCGTTTGTGATACTTGCCGGGCTTGCCAAATATCGACCGCTAGGATCATCGCGGCTTCTCTAATACTTGCTACCGTGTTATAGGCGGTGTGTGTAGCCGTGCCAGTAGCTTTACCGTATGGGAATACCTTCATAA